AACCCTTTTGTACCAAAATAATTTCTATATGTTTGTGGCGCTAACCTCATTTTAGAACCATCTTTTAATGTAAGTGTAAAATATCTTCCATGTTTGTCTATTACATCAGCATCATCAGCTCCCCCGGAATTTGAATAACTAAAACTAACATCTTTTACCTTATCCTCTAGAGACTCATATTCTATAGGAGTAGCTTTTTCTAGTACAGGTTCTTCTGTTGTAGTTGGAAGAAGTTCTGCTTGTTTTATTGGTATTTGTGGGATTTTAGCTCGTTCTATATAATAGTATGGTCGATCATGTTTTGAATCTCCTACTCCTGAACCACCAAGTTCTTGAAAATGTAATGTATCTCCTGGTTGAGGTGGATAAGGTACCTTACCTGAAGCTATATAATCATCTCCTTGGTATATGTCCCAATTATCTGTCATCCACTTAGACTGTCCAGTATGTGTAATGGGTATACTCTCTATCTCCGTATTCCACCCCATTTTTTCATTATGCTCTTTAACTTTTTCTTTAAGTGTTTTAAGAGAGCTTACACTTTGTTGCTTGATGCCCCCAGTTGTTTTAGGGTTTTTACTAGGTTTAACTGTTTTATATTTATTAGCCTGCCATGTTTGTTTTCGTGTATTAAAGTTTCCCTCTGAATCAGCCAATCCTGTATTAGGCTGGCTTAAGGTAAAAGGATTATCTTTTGAATCTTGGCCTTTTTCATAATACTCTTTAAAATACTCAAACTGTAGATTGCTAAGGTCACCGAATAATCCAGCAATAGTATTATTATCTGCTGTATTTTTAGAAATATGAGAATTTATTTCATTTGCTAATTTATTTAAATGGGTTTGTTTGTTATATATATCAAGACTATCTTGTCTCCTAAATCCACCATTTTGATATTTAGATAAAGTTTGAGGAATACCCCCATATTTTGCCCTGGCAGGATCTTCAGAGTCTTCAGAATCTTCTTTAAAAGAAGTCCATCCTTCCATAAATCCTATAATATTAGACTTTCTATCTGGATCAGTTGATAATTCTTCTATTAACTTTTGCTTTTCTTCATAGCCCTCATCATCTGAATCCATTTTAGATAAAAGAAATTGTTGTCTTTTAATCTCATGCAAACCTATTCCAGAAGAATAATTAGTAGAACCTCCCATTGCAATAAAATAATCATCCCAGCTCATATCTAAAAGTTTTTGATATTGCTCATCTCCAAAAACTTCGGATTCATAATTCCAAACACCAGCATCTTTTAAACCTGTTTCGAAGCTCCATTTAAATGACTTTCCTTCAGTAGGTCTATTTGTATATTGAGCGTCTTCCCCAATTCTAGGACCTAGTTCTATAAGCTCTCCAGTATCGGAATCCGTATATGACGATTCTCCATATGTCATGTAACTAGCTAAATGTTTATAATATGCATTATATTTAGCGTGTTTGTCAGGATCACCTTCTGTAGGTTCTCTCATTCCAAAGGGTCCATATGCATTAGATCTGTGACCCACTTCATGTCTTGCTACTATCTCGCCCATTCCTCCCAAATTCTGACTAAACATAGTACCAGAGGGATCCTCATAAAGTTCGTTGCTTAAGTAAATTCTTTTATAGTCTTTCTCCTCTGTGCTCATATACCCGCCAATTGGTTGTCCCTTTATGTGTGGTAACACCTCAGGACGTACAAGTTTAGCTTGTGTTCCTCCCTTATAAAGACCAGCTATTTCCTCTTTTATCCTTTCAGCCCACTCTTCATCGTCTGTTGCCCATGAAGGCTGTTCGCCATAAATATGATAATGTTCTAGAGCTTTCCGTTGTCTAAATAAATCTGTTTGAGTGTATTTTATTCTTTCTAGTATCTGGGGAGTTATATTTACTGATCCGCTTTTATCAGCATCAATTTGATGCTGTTGTACCTTTTTAGTAAAATTAGCAATATTAGAATCCTTTGTACTAACTATATTTTCTTGATCTTCACCTTGATATTGTCTTATAGCTATTCCCCCATATTTGATCATAGGAATTTCCTCAACTTCTGAAGATGTATCAACTATAAAATTCTCTTCACCAGGAGCTAATACGCCTTGATATAATCCATCTGCAGTTACTTCAACAGGATATGATTGTCTCCCTTCTAATGTATGTGGTTCTAATTTATCAAAATTTAACTGTGCTGAAGTCCCATAGCTAGCACCTTCTAAACCCTGCCTTATTTCCCTATCAGTATTAGCCTCTATATGCTTGTTATCTTCATCTCGTTTATTCTGAAATAATTCTATATAACTTCCAGTATAACCAGAAGCCTTAGCATCCCTTATTATTTCTAAACGATCTTTATTTCTCACTAGGACCTTTTGAGTTTCTATCTGCATTGGCCTTACTAACATCAGCAGATCTATCAGCATTTGCTGTTCTTGCATCAACCTGTATTTTCAATCTGTCAATAGCTTCATCAGCTTTATTAGACCTAGCGTCTTCTTGCTGATCTTTACTTTTTATAGTAACCTCTTGTTTCTTAATTTCAAGTTCTTTCTCTTTGACTCTAATCTCTTGCTCTTTAATATCTTTATTAGTTACTATTTTCTCCATCTCTATTTCTGTCTTATCAGATACTTCTGCAGAAATTAATGCTTTCTCAATCTCAACTTGTCTATCTTTCTCTTTATTAAGATTTTCATTCTCCATCTTCATTTGTTCCAGTTGCATTTGTTTTTCTTGCATTTCTTGTTGAGCTTTTTGTTGAGCTTGGGCTAATTCTTCCATATGTGATTCAGCTTCTTTAATCTTAGATTTAATTTGAGTGAAGCTGTCTGAATCTATAGCCTCTGTAACCAGAGATGCTGGTACTCCATTTTGAATCATAGACTGTGCTAAAGATTCTACTTTTAATTTCTTTTCTAAATCTGCCCCTGAATCTGATACAAATACCCCATATTCACTTTCCATATGAGATATAGGATCCACTGATAAAAATTCTTTAGTTCCATCTGGCATAACATACATAGTTTTCTTACCCTTTACCCATGCTTCCTTAGAATAATCTAATAATGCTTGAAGATCTCTTTGCTCTAAAGATGAAAATTTCTTAAATATATCTTCAGTAATATGAGAGGATTGCATAATAGCTTGTTGAGATGTAGCTTTTCCTTCATACTGTCCAACTTCTCCTTGTCTTTGTCTATTAACACCAGACACTCTTTCCCATTCCATTACAATAGAATCTAACAGTACAATATATTGTTCAATAGTTTTTATAGATAAATCTAATACTGCTTGATGTTGAGGTGATAAATTAATTCCTTCCTTATTATAATCAACCCAAGCTATACCTGTAGCATCTACATAATACATAAATTTATCCATATCCCATTTCTTAGGGATCATATTAATATCAAACTGAGCTATAATATCCTTAGATTTAGAAATAGCTACTTCTAAACGATATTTAAAAATATTATAATTTAGTTGGTAAGGAATCCCCAGAGAACAGAGGGATATATTATTAGAGTTATAATCAGAGTACCTCCTACCATTGATAGGTAATTTGCATTTAGAAGGGTTATCCATAGATGTTCTCTGGTTTAGTACAGGCCTTAAACCTACGTACATATCCTTACCAATTCTTGTTCCTTCCCAAACTTCATTAGTCCACTCCCAAGTAAGTATAGCTCCCATTTGTTTTAATTCTGGGGGCATCTTAAATCCGTCTGGAACTATTTGTTCTTCCATTGATCCTGTCAGTGGATCTAAATAAGTTAAAAATCCTATTCTTTTCCTGGATTTCCAATAAACAGTTATAACTTCTATTAATCTAGATTCATTTCGTCTTTGTTCTGATCCCGATCTATTACCATACCATATAGATGATTCAGTATCATATATAGAAGAATCTTCTAATTTGGCTACTTCTTGAGGAGTTAACTCATCATGAAAATAATCTATTATAGTTGAAGCGTGTGTAAATTTTCTAACGGATGCCCAATCACCATCCTCTACAAAATCTAAATCTGGATCTAGATCATAATCCACATCCAAAGGATTAAGTACTTCATAAAAAACTTCATTACCTCTTACGCCTCTATGAGTATAAACTTCCCCTGATACTAAGAAATTAAACCATCCCTTCCTAAACTTATCAGTTATATTTTCATTCTGCGTTATATAATTTAAAGACTGCTGTCCTTTTAGAGCCCTAATATCTACATAACTATTTTCAAATTCTTTAACTATATGCTCAGGAGTTGGAATATTTTCTGGATCTTCTATTGGCTGCCCCGCCTCCTCCGTAACCTGTTGCATCTTAGTAATAAACATTTGTTGGAGAGCTTTCATTATTTTTTGCTTCTTTTCTTCCTCCCTTAAATCTATAGCATCAGAATTAGTTACAATAACTGAATGATTAAAAGGCCTCTTAGACTTTTCCCCTAATAATAAATCTATGACAGGTTTTATTATAGGATAATTTCTTAATCGTGATGGAAAATTCTTCCTAGATTTCCCATAAGGTTTAAGGACATAATTATAATCATGTTCATCTATCTCACCATTATAAAAATCAAATAATCTCTTTAAATCCCCTCGCCTACTACTAACACTATAAGTAGTTCCATCTGTTAAGTTTATAAAAGCTTCAACACATTCTTTGGCCCACTTCTCAGTTTTTTTAGACGCTGGTAATTTCTGTTTTGGAATTTCTTGGTTATACATACTCTGATTTAAGTTTATTTAACTTACAAATATAATAATTTATATTTATATGTACAACTTACTGTCATAATTAAATTTCTATATTATTACTATAACACTTATAGATAGTCGCATATACTATATAAACTATATTTTAATGTTAACTCTTCTCCTTGTTCTATTTTACGTAATGTTTTTAAACGTTTATAATCCTCGTTCTCATCATCTGTAAGTTCACAATTAGGATTTTCTGAATGATTAATAAATCCTCCTAAGGGAGTTCTTATATAATCATGTTGAAAATTAGGATCATAAACATGTGTTATCCCTATATCTACTCCTACTGGAATATCCTCTTTCGTTATTATTCCTGCCCCATGAATATCTGAAGGTCCAATAGAAAGATATTCTGGTAAAGGACTGTAAGGTATTTTCTTTTTTTCTTCTTTCATATTAATAGTGATTTTGGTCAAACCATTTATCAGCGGATCTATCTTCTAATATTTCTTTAACTTCAGAATTATATAATTCCCTGGTATGATACATACCAATCATTAATGACATAACTCTATCAAAGTTACCTACGTGATTAAATTTTATTAGTTCAGTTATAAGAGCTGGATCATGTATAGTATGTAAATTTAAATATACTTTATCATCAACATCTTTACCCCTTGGTGTTATAAGCCAATCTCTAATATATATCTCTCCCTGTCTTTTTCTAGGTTCAGTCATATGCATACCATATTGTCTCCTTACTTTTTTAGATTGTAACTCTCTTTTATCTAACATCTCAAATTCTTCCTGTAACTTATGTAACTTTCTATGTCTTTTTGCGTATGCTATAACCTCACCACGATCGTTCTCAAATCCAATCTTACATCCGTAATAATCAGCTAACATAAACATATTTCTATTAAACTCATCAGATGTAGAAGGTCTACCCACATAAGATGCTACAATCATATCATCTGGAAGAGAAACATTATTAGGTCTCTTTAATATATAAACACTCCCTAAAGATCTAGAATCAGCAGATTGACTTTGTCCATAAGGATCATGACAAGCCACATATAAATTTGTAGGTACTTGTCTTTTAGAATTCCTGTAAGGAGACTCCCATATAACTATACATCCTGAATTATCATCATCTCTTTTATGAGGAAATTTATGAACAGGTTTTAAATTAGGATTAGGTCTAAATTTTATCTCCTGCTCTTTACCATAATATAATTCTCCAGCTATCCCTAAAGAATCTAAATTATGAACTTTTATCTTATTATATTGTTCTTTCAAGCTAGCTATATCAAATAGATTAGCACTCACTTGCAAAGTAGCCTCATTAGGAGAATATGGATGTTCTGCTATATATTGATCTAAGGCTTTAGGATCACTACTTCCTTTTTTCTTTTCCCTTTCACTCTCTTGAAATACTTTAGCTTCTTCTACTAATGAATTACCATTATCATCCATGAATCCATCCAAGTTTTCTTCTATAGGAATAAAGTATCCACAATTTGTTCCCATGGCTCCTTCATCCCATATATTCTCATAGTCCATGCAATCATATGCAACAGGATTATAGAAGATTTCTTCCATCGCTTCAAAGTCCGCTCCTTCTGTACCGCCTGTCCCAAAAGCAACCATAGTCCCTAATGTTTTAGATCCCTGCCTCATAGTAGGCATAGTCACTTCCCAAGCTTTAAGGAGTCCAGGGAAGGAA